AGCGCATGTACGCCCGGATCTCCCAGGACTGCAGGCTGGCCCTGGATGAGGCGCAGGAGCTCTTCGGCTCGAGCTTCACCTGGAACGCGGCCTTCCACTACGGCCAGTCCGATGTGCAGCAGCACGATGCCGTGGCCAGCGAGATCCGGGGCCGGATCATGTCCACCTACTCCGCGCTCCGAATGTTGTGCGACCACCCGCAGTTGTTGATGGACTCGGCCCTGGAGTTCGAGGCGGACAACGGCACCGGATCCGGGTACTGCTGGGAGCTCCTCCGGGATCCCACGGTCTCGCTGATGGCCCACCAGAAGTCGCCCAAGCTCGAGTCGCTGATGGAGTACGTCAAGGATGCGGTGGAGGCGGACCCGGACGTGAAGATCGTGGTGTTCGCCACCTTCACCCGGCTGTTCCCCTACGTCGTGGAGGCCATGGAGAAGGCCAAGATTGGAGTGGTTCAATTCCACGGTGGGATGAGCGCCACGGCCAAGCACCAGGCCAAGCTCCAGTTCCAGAACGACAAGGACATCCGGGTGTTCCTGTCCAGTGACGCCGGGGGCTACGGGGTGGACCTGCCCCAGGCCAGCATCCTGGTCAACTACAACCTGCCTTGGAGTGCAGGCACCGCACTCCAACGGAACAGCCGGATCATTAGGGCTTCCTCCGGGCACAAGCAGGTGCGGATCGAGCGGCTGCTCATGGAGAAGTCGGTCGAGGTGCGCCAGTGGGACATGCTGGGCTTCAAGATGAGCGTCTCTGGCGGCATCGTGGACGGGGTGGTGTCGGACCCCTCTGGCAACATCGAGAACACGGTGGAGGGGCTCAGAAACTTCCTGCTCTCAGATAGTTGACCCGCCTCCTATGAGGTACTAGGTTTGGATATACCCACACATTGGAGGATCGATGGCGGTTCGGATCAAGCCCCCCGAGCAGGGTGGGGTGAACATTGACGAGCGCATGGTCATCGTTCGCCACATCATGGCGAAGGTGAAGGCCGATGAGGCCAAGACGGAGCAGGCAGATGTTCGCCCCAAGCTGGTCTCGATCCTCACCCAGATCGAGCCCGACGCCGATGGGCACCGGACCCTCAGGCTCGATGAGCCGGTCATGGGCTACGGTGCCGTGCAGTATCAGCGTCGAGTCAGCATCGTGCCCAACAACGAGCGGATCCTCGCCATTCTGGAGGAGCACGGCTTGACCGACTCCTGCACCGAGGTCACTCGGGTACCCAACGAGGAGGCCATCATGAACGCGGTCTACAGCGAGCAGCTCCCTGAGGTCCTGCTCAACGAGATGTACCCGCAGAAGGAGACGTTCGCAGTGGTGGTCAAGCGTGCCTGACGTCATCGACTCCATGTTCGGGGGAAGCGAGGAGGAGCCGGAGGTCATCCGGACCTACCCCGGATCCACCAAGCGCATCCGATGGGGGAACGACGCCCCGGACGTGGACAAGTTCAAGGTCCGCCCGGCCAGCGACCCCATCTTCAACAAGGCGAACTGGGGCAAGCCCACCGCCATCGAGGTGGTCCCGGACCACGTCTTCATGTTCTACCGGCCCAACGTCTTCGCCAAGATCCTCGGCAAGTCGGGGCCGACGCTCAAGTTCTGGGAGCAGAAGGGGTTCGTCCCCAAGCCCCCGTTCAGGTTCCGGTTCGAGAACACCGTCCGGAACTACTACAACGAGGAGACCATCCTGGCCTTCCTCAAACTGCTCAACGAGCGCGGCCAACTGCACGACGACCGCATCGACTGGGCACACTTCCCCGAACTGCCCGACCTCATCCGCAAGGAGTGGGAGCGCATCCGGGACGAGTGGCTCGCTGAAGTGAAGAAACTGACAACCCACTGAAACTGAGGAGAACCGGCAATGCCTATTGCCCGCAAGACCGCCACCCCAACGGCGGATGACTACACCCCCAAGGGTCGCCCGGCCCCCGACTTCGCCCCTGAGGGCGCCGAGGAGTCGGAGGTGTTCGAGGAGGAGTCCTTCGAGTCGACCCGGATCCCGGTGAAGGCCCGTGCTGGATGGGACGCGGCCGACGAGGTCCAGAAGAAGGTCAAGTCGCTGGGCGACTTCTTCACCCCGACCGAGGACCCGGCGCTCATCTGCTTCGTGCAGGGGGCCCCGTTCGACTCGTACCTCGTCCACTGGGTCGACACCAAGGATGGGCGTCGCTCGTTCCGCTGTGCCGATGAGGATGGGGACTGCGCGCTCTGTGAGATCGGCGACTCCCCGGCTGCCAAGTTCGCCTTCTGGGTGGTGGAGTTCACCATCAAGGAGGAGCAGGTGGACTACGACACCCGCGTCTGGGAGGTCGGCACCAAGCTCAAGAACACCCTCAAGGACATGAACGCCGAGCCCCGCAAGGGTGGCCCGCTGGACGGCAACTTCTTCTCCGCGCACCGCACGGGCAAGAAGCAGACCACCCAGTACCACGTCTCCCGGGTCAAGGATCGTGACCTTGAGGAGGACTGGGGCCTGAGCGCGGCCGACGGTCGCAAGGCCGTGGAGGAGCTCGCTGCGAAGGGCGAGCCCCGTCTCTTCATCCCGAACATCGAGGATGTCGAGGCTGCCGCCGCGTACATGAAGCGTCACGGCTGATGGCACTGGGGACGGCGGGTCGCATGCGGCCCGCCGTTCCTGTCGTCTCCACCTCCGAACAGTTGGCGTCTCTGCTCGCGTACTACCGCAAGCAGGACGCCTTCGCCTTCGACATCGAGACGCAGGCAGAGGATCCCCGGGACCGGCTGGACCCGGCCATCAATGACGTGGCGTGGCTCAGCCTTGCCACCTATGGCCGGGCTGACGTCATCCCCATGGGCTTCCGCAACGGGGACCTCCTCGAGTACCGCACTCCGGTGCTCAAGTCCGGTCTGGCCCGGTTGAAGGAGGGCAAGTCCCTCCGTGCCAGTGACGTGAGCCAGGCCGACTCCCGGATGCGCCCAGTCTTCGGGCCCCCTCCTGAGCAGCTGAGCCGCACCGAGGTGTTCACCACGCTCGAGCCCCTGTTCATGGGAGACCAGATCAAGGTCGCTCACAACATGAAGTTCGACGCTCCCAGCATCGCCAAGTACCTGCCCGGCATACCCACGCCGCCCTACGCCTGCACTCAGATCATGGAGACCATCATTGACTCCAGGATCCAGCACCAGTACCTGAAGCTGCAGTCCGCCGTGAAGCGCCGGTTGGGCTATGCCATGGACAAGGGCATCGGCGAGAACATCCTGCTGCACTCCTTCGGGGATGTCGCCAAGTACAGCCTGCTCGACGCCAAGATGGACTGGCTTCTGTACCAAAGGCAGATGCAGCTCATCAAGGAGTTGGGCGTCGAGCACCTGCTCAAGCTTGAGATGGACGTCCTCGAACCCGTGATGGCCATGATGATGACCGGGACCCTCGTGGACCGGGGCGCCATGCTCGTGTTCCAGGCTGAGATCCAGGCGGAACTCGATCGGTGCCGTCAGGAGGCGTACCGCCGGGCGGGCCGGGAGTTCAACTTCGCCTCTCCGGCCGACAAGATCAGCGTGCTCTACTCTCCCAAACCACAGGGCCAGGGACTCAAGCCGTACAAGATGACCAAGAAGAACGGCCAGCCCAGCACGGATGCGGACTCCCTGGAGCACCACTCCCGCAACCCGTTGGTCAAGTCAATGTTGGAGCACGCGGAGTACGCCAAGCTGATGGACACCTACCTGGTGCCCTACCTCGGCGGGACCACCACGGCGGGCAAGGTGAAGGAGCCCCACCTCCGCAACGGCCGGGTGCACACCCAGTTCAACCAGACCGGTACCGAGACCGGGCGCATGTCCTCGTCCAACCCCAACCTGCAGAACATCCCCAGTCGGGGCAAGTACGGCAAGGTGGTCCGGGGACTGTTCATCGCGGACCCCGGCTGCAAGGTGGTCGTGGGCGACTACTCCCAGATCGAGCCCCGCATCATTGCCAGCCTCTCCGAGGACCCGGTCATGATGGCGGCCTACCTGTCGGGCCGGGATCTGTACCAGGAGATCGCGGACACGCTGGACATCACCCGGGCGGCGGGCAAGGAGCTCGTCCTCTCGATGTCGTACGGCATCGGGCCGGACAAGCTGGCCGACCGCATTGATGGCGTCACCGTGGGGAAGGCCAAGGAGTTGCTCGATGACTTCGAGCACAGGTTCCCGGCGGTCGGCCGCCTCAAGGCTCGAGTGATCCGGGATGCCCGGGCCAAGCGCCCCATGCCCTACGTCACCACGGTGGTCGGGCGGCGGCGGTACATCCCGGAGTTGCTGTCCCGGGATCGCGGCCAGTTCGGGTCCGGGCAGCGCAAGGCGTTCAACACCCTGATCCAGGGCAGCGCCGCTGACATCATGAAGATCGGGATGGTCCGGGCGTACAGGATGGTCCCAGACGAGGCTAGACTTCTATTGACGGTACACGACGAGTTGGTCGTCCTGGCCCCCGATGCGATCGCCGAGGAAACTCGCGTCGCCTTGAAGGAGGCCATGGAGGGTGTCAGCATCGGAGCGATGAAGGTTCCTCTCATCGCCGAGGTTGGCATCGGGAACACATGGGCGGAAGGAAAGTGATCATGACGGAGAACAGGTATGGCTCGGATGTCTGGGTCAACAAGGAGTACATCGAGCGGTCGCAGGACATGGCCCTCGTGGAGGCGGAGCGGAAGCTGATCGCCGAGGTCTACGAGAGGGCAGACTTCCCCCGTGACTTCCGCGTTCAGATCCGGCACGAGGATGACGGGTCCCGGGATGCCGTCCGGGTCAGCGTGCGGCTGACGCCGATCGATCCCACCAACCCCAGGGTGGAGAAGGACCCTGCGTTCTTTCGCATGGAGACCCCTGCTCAGACTGAGCGCCACCTCCAGGAGCTGAAGTCAATGTTGGCGCCCCGGACTCACAGTGAGTCTTTCCTGATGGGGGCTCTCCGCGAGGAGGAGAACCGGCGCATCCGGGATGCCCTGGACAATGAGCGGGAGCTGGCCAAGGCCAAGGCCATGAAGGAGCTGGCCACCAAGAAGATCGACGGCCTCAAGCTGACCGGTGGGATCTGGATGGACGAGATTCAGGGTGCCGGGGACATCCCCCAGGAGTTCATCGATGCGTACCGGGTCAAGGATCCCAAGATCAAGCTGAACGGGAAGGACATCGCGTGAGTGTCGTCCAGGTGGGCCAGGTGATGAAGCGGCAGTGCGAGGGCTGCCACATGTTCGAGTTCATCTACAACAAGATGAGCATGCCCATCGGGTGGGCCAAGATTCAGGGCCGGGACTACTGCGGCGCCTGTCTCGAGGGTGAGATCCAGCTGAAGTTGGAGCCCTCCTCATGAGCAGCAGCGCCGATTGGTACGCCCGCAAGCTCCGTGGCGAGCCGACGGTCCGTCAGGAGCCGCTGCCGCCCATCCCGGTGGCCCGGCCCCAGGTCCCGCAGCAGGTCCATCAGCAGCTCCAGCAGCCCTCGCGGCAGCCGCTGGGCCCAGTGCCCTCCCAGGGTGGAGGCTGCCCCAACTGTGGCAGTCCCAACTACGGGGCGCCGAGCAAGAGCATGCTGCCCCGGTGCTTCGAGTGTGGCGAGGGCCTCGCCATCCAGAACAGCACCCAGGGCCTGTCTGGCTCCGCCTCAGACGGCCCGGCCACCCCGGCGGTCCAGGTTCCCACGGCTGGATACAACCCACAGCAGATCGTGGGCAAGGTCCAGTAGTGGATGAGGACACCCTCAACGAGCTCTGGGTCTGGATCACTCGGCAGAAGGCGGTCTGGCAGAAGAAGAACAGCGGTGTCAGATCCCCGGACTACCGTGACGGGTACATCGACGCGTTGACGGACATGCTCAGCACGATCACCCACATGAAGGACGAGGAGCTCTGATGGACCCACTGGTCATGCAGGTCGTGAAGGACCTGAACAAGAAGCACGGTCACGGGACGGTGGTCCGGGCGTCCGAGATCACGAGTGACATGACTCCCCGGTTCACCACCGGATCATTGGGGATGGATCTCATCCTTGGCGGTGGGTGGCCGGGCAACCAGTGGAACGAGATCGTGGGCGAGGAGTCGTCCGGCAAGACGGCCATCGCCATGAAGACCATCGCCGCCAACCAGGCCCTGGACCCGGACTTCACCACGGTGTGGATCGCGGCCGAGGAGTGGGTGCCGAGCTACGCCGAGATGCTGGGCGTCGATCCCACCCGGGTGTTCGTGGTGGAGACCAACATCAGCGAGCACGCCTTCGACGCGGCGCTCAAGTTCGCCGAGACCAAGAACATCGACTGCATCGTCATCGACAGCATGCCTGCGCTCATCCCCTCACCGGAGGACGAGAAGGACATGGAGGGCAACACGATGGGCCAGCAGGCCCGGATCGTGAACAAGTTCTTCCGGAAGACCGGCGCCGTGATGAAGCGCAGCCTGATCGAGCACGAGCGCCCCATCCTTGGCCTGGTCATCCAGCAGTACCGCTCCAAGATCGGGGTGATGTACGGGCCGGACAAGACCACCCCGGGAGGTCAGGGCAAGAACTACGCCTACTTCGCTCGAGTCGAGGTGAAGCGGGACGCCTGGATCGAGGAGGGCCCCAAGACCGCCAAGGTCAAGGTCGGCCAGAACATTCGGGTCCGCACCATCAAGAACAAGAGCTCCCGGCCACAGCAGACCGCCTACGTGGACTTCTACTTCACGGACTCCATCGACTGCGCCGCCGGGGACTACGACTTCGGCAAGGAGCTGACCGCCATCGGGGTGATGCTGGGCGTGATCGAGCGGGCCGGATCGTGGTACTCCTACGGCGAGCACAAGTGGCAGGGCATCGACAGCATCCCTCCGGACGTGCGTCAGCTGCCCGATCTGCGGGAGTCCCTGGAGAAGGAGATCCGGGCTCTTAGCCCCACGCTGCCAGATGTGGGCTCCGTAGACTGACCCGCATGAAGGGCTTCTTGGGCGGCACCTACTCGGATGTGAAGAGCGTCCAGGCGTACAACGGTGGGTACCGTCCGGTGAAGTCCATCCAGCGGTTCCAGGGCGGGACCTGGACATCACTGGCCCGGTGCACCGTGGCCATTTCGGCCAGTGTCGCCTCCCTCGCAGAGGGCGCCAGCGTCACCTACACCGCCGTGCCTTCTATCCCATCATTCGTGGAGAGCTACGAGTGGTGGTACAAGGTTCCCGGTGGTGCCTGGGTCCAGCACGGGCCCTTGGGCGCCTCGTTCGCGTGGACGGCCTGGGGCCCGGGAGCGTGGCAGTGGAAGGTCGTCGCTATCCAATACGACGGCACTCGGGTCGAGTCAGCTCCGGTGGACACGACGGTCACCCACATGACCCTGTCCATGAGCATCTCAGCGTCCTCGGCACAGGACGGGACCGTGGTCACCCTCACGGCCACCGCAGGGGCCCCCGCTCTGGTGTCCTCCTACTCCTGGGAGTACCTGCCCCCCGGTGGTGGCTGGACGTACTGGGCTGGACAGGACACCGCCTCCCCGGCCAAGACCAAGTCATGGACCGTCAACACGCCAGGGGCGTGGCAGTGGCGGGTGCGCGCCAACAAGCTCTACGGCGGCGCATCGACCACCTCGGCGCCCGTGCCCATCACCGTGACCGCTATCCCAGTGGCAACCGAGGTGACGGCCCTCTCGGGGGGCAACGCCCAGACCATCCAGGCGTGCTTGGACGCGGCGTACAACTCGGCGCACAAGAAGGCTCGACTCGGGGGCACCTTCTACGGAGGCAACCCGAGCTCCGTTCGAGTTCCGGGTGGCATCACGGTGGATGCGAACGCCGCCACCTTCCAGAACATCCAGTTCTTCAACGACAACCGGACCAACTACGGGGCGCGTGGCGACGGCGGGTACAACCGGGCCGGGGGCATCGTCTGGTACGGCGGGGCCTTCGACCAGTGGAACTCCAAGAGCACCGCGTGGTCCATCTCGCACTGTCCCTCGTTCCACCTTGAGGGCGCCCACATCTGGAACACCACCACCAAGGGCCACGGGATCGAGATCAACTCCTCGGGCAGCGCGGCGTACGGCGGCGATGTCCGGAACATGGCCGACTCGGACTTCAAGATCAAGATCATCGGGTGCACGTTCTCGGGCATGGACCAGACGCCTCGGGACACCGGCTACGACGAGGCGGTGCACTTCGACTACGCCTGGGACGGCGCGACGGCTGCGGGCACCTATCCGGATGGCACGGTGTGCCACAACATTCTGATCCGGGGCTGCCACTTCCGGCGCTGGAGGACATACCCGTACCCGACGAGCATCGGTAACCACAAGTACAGCGTGGGCGACCCAGGTCTGAGCCAGCTCCACTCGCACATCCGGATCGACGGCAACCACTTCGACCAGGTGGGTGCCTGCTCCAACCCGGGCAGCGACACCATCATGTCGGCGACCATGGCCTCTCGAGGGACGGTGCACCTCATCGCCTTCCGGGAGGTGCAGGTCAAGGCCAACCACTTCAACCACAATGTTCGGGGGTTCGCCTTCGAGAGCCGATCGAACGTCCCGCAGACCCAGCACAGCATCTTCGTCCACGACAACACGTTCACCGCGAACGGGCACATGAAGAACCATGCCGGTGGGTGGGTGTCCAAGAACTACCCATGGCTGGACACCGACGTGAACGACAACACCGGCGGCCGGATCTCGGGCTTCTACGTCTGGGGCAACAAGTTCACCGCCACCGTGGGTGCAGCTCAGGCCACCTGGCTGATCCGGTGCAACGACGTGGACACCCTGCAGGTCAACGCCAACAACTTCTGGGGACTCATCGGGAACGCCAACTACACCGGGAAGGACGGGAACCGGATCCACGGGTCGGAAGCGGCTCCGTCGGGTACGGTCTCCAACTATCAATGTCGGGACAACACCTGGAGCGCATCCGCCGATGGGGCGGGCAGGGTGGTCAGCAACTCGTAGGAGAACAGTGGCGAAGACAGAGGGCCAGATCCAGTCGCAGAAGCACGAGCGCCGGTTGGCCAAGCGGTACGACGGAACAACGAACGCAGGATCCGGATCGTTCTGGAGTCGCAAGGGAGATGTCCGAGCACTCCGGTACGTGATCGAGCACAAGTACACCGGTGCCAAGAAGTCCATCTCCATCAAGGCCGAGTGGTTGAGGACCATTCACAACATTGGTCTAATGGAGTCGAAGATGCCCATTCTGGCGTTCCATCTGGATGGGAAGGACTACTTCATCCTGTCCGAGGATGACTTCGACGAGCTGACGGAGCGCGCCTATGGCATGGCAGGAGCAGGCGAAGTGTGATGGGCACGATACCGAGCTGTTCTACCCGCCCCGGGATTCCACGTACTCGAAGCACGCTGACCAGGCCCGTGCGGTATGCCATGGAAATCCAACGTTGGGGAACCCTAGGTGTCCAGTCATTAGAGAATGCCTGCTATATGCTCTAGTCATGCCAGACCAGCACGGGGTCTGGGGAGGGATGTCCTCGCGGGAGCGCAAGACACTCCATCGGCGCAAGGACCTGCCGGACTACGTGACCCGTGAGGACCTTGAGAGGTTGGGACTACTCGATGGCGCAGGCGAAGAACAGCTTGAGGAAGCACCTGGAGACGAAGAAGAAGCCGACGGTGATGCTTGGGCTAGTTGAGCGGTACCTGCTCAGCCAGCCTCGGGATCCCCGGGCCTCGGATGTCCTTCATCCGTCAGAGATCACCAAGCCCTCGTGGTGCCCCCGCGAGGGGTGGTACCTGCTCTCGGGCCACACCAAGGTTGAGGCCAAGCCCGGGATGCAGATGCTCTCCATCTTCGAGGAGGGCCATGCCATCCACGAGAAGTGGCAACGTTGGCTGGAGGGCGCTGAGATCCTGATCGGTGCCGAGGTGCCGGTGAAGTACCCGAACTACCGGGTGGATGGCCGGGCCGACGGGGTGGTGTTCGTCGACAAGCCCTACCTGCTGGAGATCAAGTCGATCGGTCTCGGCACCCTGCGGATGAACAACTTCCCGATCCAGGGCGGGTTGAGCGCCTCGTTCCGAATGATCACGCGGCCGTTCAACGATCACATGCGTCAGGCGATGTTCTACGCCTGGGTCCTGCGCCAGGGACCCTTCCCGGATCTCGAGGACCTGATCTTCCTGTACGAGTGCAAGGAGGACCAGGCGGCCCGGGAGTTCACGGCCAAGTACGACGAGGACTGGATCGCCGTCACGCTCGAGAAGCTGGCCACCTTGTTCCCTGACCACGACGGGGTGCTGGTGAGCTCCCCGCCGGTCTGCTCGTTCGCCGATGACTGCCCCTGCGAGGCGTACTGATGGAGTGGGCGAACAGTCACATCGTCCTGGAGGGACACCCGGACTGGTGGGTGTGCAAGAAGTGCGGGGCACTCATCCGGGACCCCTTCCAGCACCACAACTTCCATGTGGCCCTCGAGGTCACTGCGTTCCGAGGAGCACGATGAACGATCCTGTACACCACCCACAGCACTACACGAGCCATCCCAGCGGCGTGGAGTGCATTGAGATCACCCGACACATGAACTTCAATCTGGGCAATGTCGTGAAGTACCTGTGGCGGGCAGGTCAGAAGGATGGCGAGCCCACCATCCAGGACCTGGAGAAGGCGCGCTGGTACCTCGACGACGAGATCAAGCGTCGGCAGGCTCATGACATTGGGCCCATGCCCTGCGGGAACTGCACGCACGCGAAGAGTGAGCACACGTTGATGGGCGACGGCTGCGCGCGAGTCAGCTGCTCGTGCTCGGAGTGGGGGTTCTGATGGGACTGATCAAGCGCAACACCGGCGAGGCCCAGGTCATCCAGCAGGGGATCGCCCTGCCCACCCAGCCCAAGCACCAGCCTCCGGACCTGCCTCGGGATCCCACGGAGCTGGATGACGCCTCATTGATGGGGATCTGGACTGAGTTCACGGCGTGGACGGACTACATGGCCGTGCAGGTGGCGATCGCCTACTCCGACGAGAAGCGGCTGGCCAAGAAGATCGAGCGGATGGAGCAGCGGGCCCTCCTCAAGGGAGACAAGGTCACCGTCGCCCGGGCCGAGATCAAGGCGTCCGACGAGCACGAGAAGCTGGCCCAGGAGTGGCTGGAGGCCGAGGCGTACCGGAAGCTCCTGGAGGCCCTGTTCAACAACTACGACCGGGACGCTGCCCTGCTCAGCCGGGAGCTGACCCGTCGGACGGGTGACGTGAAGAGCCGCCAGCGGACGTGGCAGCCATGAGCAGTGTCGATGGGGACTGGGTCCAGCAGGAACGGGACCACGAGTACCGGATGGCCTCGCTCAAGGAGGACGTGGACCGGAGACGCCGGGACAACCTGACCGAGCGGCTCGTCGCGTTCATGTGGGGCTTCGGCATCGTGCTGGTCGTGGGCATCGTCGCCGCGCTGGTGTTCTTCTGGCAGCAGGACGCCGGGAACCGTGGCCAGAAGGCGGAGCTGGCATGCCTCACCAGCGGAGGTACGTGGACCGGTCTGAACGGTGGATCCGATATCTGCGTGGCGCGGGTGGATCCTCGATGAAGGTGAGCGTCATCAGCAAGCCCGTCGTGCAGCAGTACACCAACCATGACGGCGCGGGCCTCAATGATGAGGAGGGCATCTGGCTGGGCATCGACCAATCTCTGACCGGGTTTGCGGTTTGCGCGTTGGACTCCTTCGACCACTACGAGATCGGGGTGCTCCAGTCGAAGGCCCGGGGCGCT